CTAAATTAAACTTTTGAGTTAATCTAGCTTCTTCTTTTGGGTTGTTTGTTCCATTGCGTAATATATCTGCTATGTTTGGTGATGTGATTTTATCTTTATCACTAACAATATACTTGTAGCCACCATCAATCTTTCTAATGACCTTACCTTCTTTTTCAAAGTATTCTTTTGTCATTTGTGCAGATACTTCTTCTTCTTCTGCTTTTGTTAAGTCCTCAACATCTTTATTATACAGCTCTTGGCTTAGTTTTTTCTCTATACCATTAATTACTGACATACCAGCAACTTGCTCCCCAGTCACTACATTTTTACCTGAGTTATCAAGGTTTACTTCCATTGCCATTGTATTAGACTTAATTTTATCGTCTATAGCTTTTTTAGTTGGCATTGCATCATTAGCTTTAGCATATTGTAAGAAATCTGTGTTAAAACCACCTGTTAGTGTGTCATTAACTGCTCTTCCTAAATCACTTGCTAAGTCAGATACTCCTGAACCTACTGATTTAATATCGTTAGAAATAGTATCATAAATACTATCTAGCCCTTGGTTATACTTTTTTCCAAGATATTCAGCACCATCATATAAACCTTTAGCCCCTTCTCTGGCTAGCTTTGTACCGCCTAAAGTAGCTAAATCAAGACCTAAAAAACCAGCATCTAATTTTTGCATACCTGTAGTGGTATTACCATCAGCTAGATTGTTAAAAAAGTCTCCAGCCTCACCTATGGCTAAATTAGCAACACCGCCCTGACTATCAGGTTTTGTTCTGTACTCTTGTGGTATAAACTGTTGATTATACTCAGATATTTTGTTGTTTTGCCTTCTGTTTGCATCTACAATATTATTTAAACCACCACCTATAGACCTAAAAAAGTCACTGGTAGCTTTGTTATTTCTATTGTAAAACTTTTGCTGTTCTAAAGCTTCAGGAGTTGCAGGAATACCTAGCTGTCCACTGTAGCTATAAACTTGTGAGTCTCTACCAGCTTTAGGTCTATTGTACTCATCTTCTGCTAATATCCTATCAAAAAAATCAACCATTTATTTTAGCCATCTTATCCACAGCTTGTATCATATTCTTCATATCCTTATCTGCTATATCTGAGTGAGAGTTTCTTTCTTTTAGCATAAATTCTGCTTTTTGTAGTTTCATTTCAGCTTCAAACTGCATTTTTTCAGACATGAGGTTAGCAAGGTCTTTTTCTGCTTCTAACTCACTCTTTTGCCTATCTAGCTCTAATTGTTGTTGCTCCATCTGTATCTTCATTTGAGCTTTTTCCATTTCTAGCTGATTTTTCTGAGCATCTGTTTGTTGTTTCATTTGTGCTTTAGCTATTTCAGCTTTAGCAATCTCTTGTGATGCTTTTACTTCTGGTGGAGTCTTGTCTTGCTGTGCATCAGCTTGCATGATTTGTTGCATTTTAGCATCGTCTATTTCATTTAAGAACTGTGCATCGTCTTTGTAACCAGAAGCGTTAATGAACTTAGCTAATGTTTCTCTGTATTGTTTTAGGTTAACTAATGGGTTAGCCAATCCATACTGTTGTAATACTTGTTCTTGTTTAGCTAGTATCATTTGTAACATAGCAACCTTCTCATCTCCTGTACCATTACCTAAACCTACGTTAATGTTGACATTGTATTGGTTGTCCCATTCTCTTGGGTCTATGTTCATAGGCTTACCATTAATAGCTAATGCTCTTGGTTTATCTTGGTATTTACATACTAACTGCAATAAGCCCTTCATTAAAGCTTTAACGCCTGTATCTGCAAAGATACGAGCTATGAGTTCTAACTTACCTTGTGATTGTGCTGTCATGGTTGCGACTGCTGTTGCACTTACATTCTGTAAGACATTAGCATCTAAGCCTTGATTCATATCACTCACACCTGTTCTCTTAGCTTGTACGCCATCTAAATACTCAAGCATAGGGAAAGATTGTCCTGCACTGCTTTGTACTTGCATAGGCACAATAGCATTAGGGTTCTTCATTCTAATGATGCCACCAGCTGTTGAGTTTAATAAATCATCTAGGTTTACTTGTCCCTCTACTGCACCTACTCTACTATTATTCGTTAGGTAAAGATTATCTAGCATTTGTCTTGTGATTGTAGACTTAATGAATTGTAGTTCCATTGTTCTATCAGCCATACTTTGTCCATAGAACTGATGAGGTACTGGGAAAGGACATAAACTATAGAATGGTACATAGTCTATCTCTTCATCACTTAGTATTTGTTTACTTGCATAGCATATTCTGTGTTTCTTAGCAGTACCATCTTCTTCACCTATATCTAGGTAGCACTCATAGTAAGCTATTAAATCTTGGCTTGGGTCTGTGTTATTAATATCACTAATAGGGTTAAACTCACTTTTATTATGAGCATCTACCTCATCATCTGTAGACAATTCAGCAACAATATTCTTATCGTAACCCATTGCAACTAAGTCACTTCTAGTCAGCATCTTTCTTTGTGCAACAAATCTTGCATCGTCTATGCAGTCAGCGTGTCTGTCTATCATGAACTCTGTGTGTGGAACATTGTCTATTTTGACACGGCTAGCATCTGTTGTCTTTTTTAGTCTTACATTATAAGTGCTTGGTGCATTTTGTATTAACTCTTCACCAGTCATAGGGTCTACACCTACTGGCATAGGCTCACCTATTATTTCTTCTTGCTCTACTATCTCTACGCTTTTATCTTGCATTAGCATAGCAAGCTCTTCTTGTGATAGGTTAAAGTATTCCTCTTCGTTTACATCTTCCCTTACATCCCAATAAGCTTTGACGATACCTACCTTATTTACCAGTGCATCCCAGAACCAGTTATGCATAAGGATAGCACCACTGTTATCTTTGTTGAATATGTGATTGACATAAGCAGTAACATTCTCTGCTACTGTAGCATCACCATCATTCTGTGGTGTGAACTCTACTACGTCTACTGATTGTGTGAATATCTTTAAGAGCTGAGGCATTGCACCATCTACAGCCTCTGCTACTTCTCTTGTAGTGACTGAGCTTTTACCTTTAACCTCATTACCATATGGCTTACCCATATAATATTCTGTTGCTTTTTTTACATCACCTTCTACTTCTTGGTATGCACTTTGGCTATCTTCTATATGGTTATCTAGTAACGCCTTTAATTGTTCTTCTGTCATGTTTATCCGTTTAAATAATTCGTTATGCCTAACAAGTATATCGTTAAGGCTGTGAAGTTCATTGCTATTAGTGCTTTATCTTTCCATACGAATGAGATGTATATCCATCCTATTGTGGGAAGCACTGCTATATATAAGTTTGCAGGGTATATGTTTCCCGCTGTTAGTATCATGCTTAATATGATAAGTAATGAGCTTATCCACTTTATACAATTTAGCATTATAAATACTGTTGCTTATAAGATTCGCCATCGTAAGTTGTTTCAAATGGCTTGTTCCAATTAGTTCTCTTTGCTGTTGAAGCTGTGTCTATCCCTAAAGCTAAGTATCTAAAAGCATCTGCACCATGAGAACTCCAATCGTGTAATGGTCTCTCTTGGAATACGTTAAGCTTTTCATTAAAGACTCTTCTATAGTTTCTTAAGCACTCTACACCATGCTTAGTTGTCTCTTTATTAAACCAGCAATTAGATAACAGCCTTCTCACTGCTTGTATGCCATCCTCTACACTTGACTTAGGTGCTACTTCTAATGATAAACCTGCATCTGTTAGGAACTCATATCTGCTTTTACCTGTCTGCAATTCCTTTACCATGACATCATGAGGGAGGATATGGATATAATCTCTATACCCTTTATCGTTAAGCCATTCGACATAATGGTCTAAGCTCTCACCTGAAGCCTCGTAATAATCCATGAGTCTCACCTCTCCGCCTATTGTCTCAGCAACCCATATCGAAGTCGAATCACTCATCCCCAAGTCCCAAGCGGTGAACTTAGCAGTCGATGCTTCTGTTGGTATCTCTCGGATATGATTCCTATCCGTTAAGTCTTTAATCAGCTCTCCATAATATGAGCCAACTATAGGAGAATCGAATGATATCTCAAATTCTTGGTTATATTTGCTTTCACCCATTGCTTTCTTTGCATCTCTTAGCTCTTCCTCTGGTATTAGTCCTGTCTCTGAAGCTTTGAACTCTTTAAGAGCCCAACCATCGTTAGAAGGGTCATCAGCGAAGTCTCTAAGCTCTTTAAAGTGATTGCTTCCCTTTGGTGTACCTATGAAGAGAGCCCATCCTAAGCGGTCAGAGAGTGCAGGTCTTAACACTTCAGTAAATAAAGAAGGGTGAACATCTCCATATTCATCTATAACAGCACCATCAAGATAGATACCTCGTAAGGCATCGGGATTGTCTGCACCATATAAGCTGATACGCCTACCAAGGAAATCAACTCTTAGCTCTGATACGTTAGCAACGCCTCCAAGAGGTCGTGTATA